CCCCTGACCCTGCCCGCTCCCCGACCGCCCGGAGGACCACTTGCCCGACCAGCCCCCCGCCGTCCGTATCGGCGTCGTAGTCGACGACCAGACCCGCGCGGTGCTCGTCCAGCTCGGATGGACACCACCGGTAGACGACGCCGAGCGCACAGCCACGACGCGGCAGAGGTCTCAACGTGAGACGCGCAGCGTGTGGGGCCTCCGCTGGCCCGACGGCGAGATCGCCGGGGAAGCCTGGAACGCACGGTTTGCCTACGAGTTCGCGGGCGCTCTCACCGCCGCGGGCCACTCCGTCGAGGTCGTCACCCGCACGGTCACGGATTGGACTGATGCATGACCCACCCCGAGTCCGCCCGCTGCGTGCTCGACGGCCGACAGCCCGGCCGCCCCGTCGACGGGCCCCGCTCCCGCGTCTGCGCCGACCACCGCGCCCGGCTGGCCGAGCTGCTCGACCCCAACCTGGACCGCCAGATGCACCACAAACCCGACGAACGCCGCATCCCCCCGTCCATCCCGCAGCTGTGGCGGATGCTCGACGCCCAGCCCGGGTCGGGACCCGAGCACGTCACCGGTGCCGGCGGAGAGTTCGGGTCCCGCCCACCCGGACGACTCGACGTGATGGCCCTCCGCGACCTGCGCACCCAACCCGGCGAACACGACGCGCTGTGGTCGCCGCTGCGGACCCTCCTGGCCATCGCCGTGCAACTCGACATCCGCGACATCGACAACCGGCCGGAGCCGATCCCCCGCTCCGTCGAAGGCTGCTCGACGTGGCTGCACCTGCGCCTCGACCACCTGTGCTCCGCGGCGTGGGTGGACGACGCCTGGCACGACCTCGACCAGATCCACCGCCAGCTCGCCAGCCGCGCCGGTGACGCCAGGGCCCGACCCATCGGGCCCTGTCAGAAACTCGTCGACGCCCGAGGCAGACCGTGGCAGCACGAACCCGTCGTCGGACTACGCGACGACGGGCCGTACGAGTGCGGCGTCCCCCTCTACCTCCCCGGGCAGGCATTGAAGGGCATGGACGAGCCTGTAGAGCTGCCCGAGACGCTCCGCTGCCACGGCTGCCGCGGGGTCTACACCCGCGCCGAGTACAAGCGGATCGGATTCCGGCGAGGCATCGAGGTGCCCGCATGACCATCGAGACCGTCGTCGGTGCCCGCATCGCCGCACTCCGCGGGCGCCGCGGACTATCCCAAGCCCAACTCGGCGAAGCACTCGGCGAGCACCTCCCCAAGCCGTGGCCCCGGCAGACCGTGCACACCGCCGAACGCGGACTGCGGAAGCTCGGCGCCGCCGAACTGTGCGCCATCGCCCGCGTCCTCGACATCCAGCCCGGCGACCTGCTACCCACCAACGACGACGCCCGCCCCATCCCCGAGCAGGCAGACGATGCCCGCGCGCTCCGCATCGGGCGGGCCGTGCTCGCCCTCGTCGAAGGGCCGGGAGGGCCCGCCTAGTGCACGTCGAACACCGCGGGGACCGGACCATCGCCGACACCCAAGGCATGGCCGCGCTCACCGCCCGCACCCCCGCCGCCATCCGCTACATCTGCCGCGACCTCCGCGCACCGGACGGCTACGACCACGACCAGTGCGAAGCCCTACTCGACGCCCACCCCGACGACCCCGCCACCGTCGCCGCCATCGACGCCGAACGCCTCCCCGGCATCGGCATCCCCGCAAACCGCATCTACCAGTGGGTACACATCGGCGTCCTCCGCCCGGTGGACTGGCACGGCCGGTCACCGCTGTACGCCGTCGACGACCTCCTACGGCTACGGGCCAGGTTCGACCGGAAAGCGCAACTCGACCTGTGAGGACGACCCGATGACTGATCACCGCGCCGTGCTCGTCGGTGGCCCGCATGACGGCCGCGAGCTCGACGCCAGCGAGGACGTGATCTGCGTGGCCGAGCCGACCCCGATCCGGTTCGACCCGTCTACCGGCGCACTGATCGGCGACCCGACCGACCCGCCACCGACGTTCGCCACCGTGCGATACGAGTGGGACGGCACCATCACCACGTTCGGCACGCGCCGGTATGTGCGCCTCCGCCCGCCCGGGACTTGATCACGACCCCCCTGCCGTGCTAAGACTCGTCCGCACACGACTGCCCTCGGCCCCACGGTCGGGGGCGTCGTCGCGTCTGGACCGGGCCGGGACGGGCCCGCACCCCGGGTAGGCGGGGACGCCTTCGTCCGCGTACCACCGGCGGCTTGAGCGGGCTAACCGCTCGCCGTCGCCCCGCCACCCGGGCCCCAACATCAAGGGGGTGACCGTGTCGCGTCACCACCTGCGCAAGCAGCCCCGCGACCGGCTCACCCTGCTCATGGCCGCCGTCACCACCGCACTCCTCGCCGCCGGACTGTGGGCGATCACCCACCCCGACCTCGGCGGACACCCCGGCTGCACCCCCATCCCCGGCACCAGCCGACTCGACTGCGGCGAATGACCCACGACCCCTCGGACCGACACGGCAGGCGGTGGACCCCGTGAACCACCCCAAATGCGGGCGTAAGTCCCGATCGGGCGCACCGTGCAAACGGGCTGCCGGCCCGGCCGGGTCGCCGTGCCGGTTCCACGGCGGCGCCGCGCCGCAGGTGCAGGCTGCTGCCGCCCGCCGCGTCCTCGACGCCGCAGCGCGTGCAGCGCTCGCCGACATGGACGTCCCCGTCATCGCCGACCCGCTCACCGAACTCGGGAAGCTGGCCGGGCAGGTCGTCGCCTACAAAGACGCCCTCGCCCGCCTGGTCAACGACCTCGCCTCGATCCGGTATGAGGACGCGAAGGGCGCCGAGCAGCTGCGCGCCGAGGTCGCCGTCTTCAACCTCGCGTTGTCGGAGTGCCGTCAGGTGCTCGTCGCTATGGCCAGGTTGGACATCGACCGCCGGCTCGCTGCGATCGAGGAGACGAAGGCCCGCGCCGTCCTCGCCGCCTTTGACGCAGGACTCGCCCACGCCGGCATCACCGGACCCACCGCCAACGAAGCCAAGCAGGTCGCCGCCCGGCACCTCCGCAGCGTCGGGTGAGCGTCACCGTCCACCACGGCGACTGCCTCGACGTTCTCGCCGACCTCGACCCGGCCTCCGTCGACAGCATCGTCACCGATCCGCCATACGGCCTATCGTTCATGGGCCGAGCGTGGGATCACGGCGTACCCGGACCCGACTACTGGACCGCCTGCCTCCGCGTCCTCAAGCCGGGCGGGCACCTGCTCGCGTTCGGCGGCACCCGCACCGCCCACCGGCTGGCCTCCGCGATCGAGGACGCCGGGTTCGAGATCCGGGACACGATCACATGGCTGTACGGCAGTGGGTTTCCGAAGTCGCTCGACGTGTCCAAGGCGATCGACAAGGCTGCGGGCGCGGAGCGCGAGGTCGTCGGGCATGAGTCACGACACCGCAACCGGCCGCAGACAGACCAATGGCAGAAGTCCGCGACGGTGATCCACAGAGACCCACGGCCGCTCACCGGAGGCGCCGAACGGGGCGGCGAGCTAGCCCCCGTCACCGCTCCCGCCACCGACGCCGCCCGCCGATGGTCCGGCTGGGGCACCGCCCTCAAACCCGCCAGCGAGCCGATCATCGTCGCCCGCAAACCGTTCGGGTCGACGGTCGCGGCCTGCGTGCTCGAGCACGGCACCGGGGCGATGAACATCGACGCGTGCCGAGTGGCGGCACCGGGCGAGACGGTCACGAACCACGCTCGCGGTGCACAGTCCGCAGTCTCGAAGGGGATCTACGGCGATAGCTCGGCGCAAGAGACGCACCAGACGTCCGGCCAGGCGGCCGGCCGCTGGCCCACGAACGTCGTGTTCACCCACGCCCCCGACTGCGAACAGGTCGGCACCCGCAAGGTCCGCACCGGGACGGCGGTCAAGCGGAACGGGGTGACCAGCAACGGCGCCACCGGGTGGGGAAAGTGCCCGCCCGGGACGGCAGACGTCACCCACGCGGGCGCAGACGGCATGGAAGATGTGCCCGCGTTCGAGTGTGTCGACGGCTGCCCGGTCGCCGAACTCGACGCGCAGAGCGGGATCACCGGCGCGCACGGGACCAACAGGGGTCAGAGCGTCCGCGTCGACCGTGAGCAGTGGCGGATGCCAAGCGGAGGGACTGACGGCCGGGACCCCGGGACCGGCGGCGCGTCCCGCTTCTTCCCCACCTTCCGCTACCAAGCCAAAGCGCCCACGAAGGAGCGGCCGAAGGTCGACGGCGTCAGCCACCCGACCGTCAAGCCGCTCGCGCTGATGCGGTGGCTGGTCCGGCTGGTCACCCCGCCCGGTGGCACCGTGTTAGACCCGTTCGCCGGTAGCGGCACCACCGGCGAGGCCGCCGCGCTGGAGGGGATGCGGGCGGTGCTGATCGAGCGGGACGAGTCGTATCTGCCGCTGATCACGCACCGGCTTGAGCGGGAACTAACCCTCGACCTCCCGGCCCCAGCGTGAGCATCACCTGGCTGGACCGGGCCGCCGACCTCCTCGACGGCACCGCGACCGACCCCGACGCGCAGGCCCGCGCCGAGCTGCTCGCCGAGTGCCCCACGTTCGTCGACCTCGCCGCCCGGTTCGACTCCACCTACCGGCGCACCCCCGCGCTCGAACTCCTCGCCCGCGACCTGGCCGCGACCACGTCCCGCCGTGACGGCCGGCTCGTCGTCTCGGTGCCGCCGCAGGAGGGCAAAACCTCGGGGCTGCGGTGGCTGTGCGCGTGGCTGCTCACCCGTAACCCTGACCTGCGGATCGTCTATGCGAGCTATGCGGCCACCCTGGCGCGCGGATCCGGGCGGATCGTCCGCTCCTACGTCGAAACCCACCTCGACCGGTACGGGTTGCGGCTGGCGAAGGACCACGCCGACGCCTCCGACTGGCAGCTCGAAGGGCACCGCGGCGGCATGGTCACCGTCGGCGTGGGTGGCTCCCTGACCGGCAGGCCGGCCGATCTGCTCATAGTCGACGACCCTCTGCGGAACCAGCAGGACGCCGACAGCGACACCGTGCGGGAGAACCTCCACGACTGGTGGTCGTCGGTCGCCCGCACCCGGTTGGCCCCCGGTGCGCCGGTGATCGTGGTGCAGACCCGGTGGGTAGAGGACGACCTCGCCGGCCGCCGTATCGCCGAGGGCTGGCCGCTGGTCAACATCCCGGCGTTGGCGGACGGGCACACCGAGGACGCCCTCGGGCGTGAGCCTGGGACGTGGCTGGAGTCGGCGCGTGGCCGCACCGAGGCGGACTGGGAGCAAACCCGCCGCGACGTCGGCGAGAGAACCTTCGCCGCGCTCTACCAAGGCCGACCGGCCCCGCTTGAGGGCGGCATCTTCAAACGGGCCTGGTTCGACACGTGGCGGATCGACCCCGACAATCTGCCGGCAGGTTGCGCCCCGCCGACCGTGATCGTCGACCCCGCCGACAACGAAGGCGACGGCGACGAGGCCGGGATCATCCTGGCCACCACCCACGGCGGCAAGGTGTTCATCCTCGACGACCTCAGCGCGCCGATGACCGTCGCGCGGTGGGCTCGGGTGGCTCTGTTGACGTGTGTCCGCCGTGACGCCCCCACGCTGGCCTACGAGCAGTCCCTGAGCCAGTTGCCGGCGCGGATCCGGGAGTCGTGGAAGGCGCTGCACCAGCAGGCTGAAGCGCTCGTCCAGGCCGCTGGCGACCCTGTCCGGGCGCTCGACCTGTTGGCCCGGCCCCTCGACGGACAGGATGCGCGCGACGTCCTCGCCGCGCACCTGGCCGAGCTCACCCCGGACGACGCCGCCGCGATCCTCAGCGTGGGCGGCACCGGGCCGAGGCTGCGGAAGATCACCGCGAAGGGCACCAAAGAGGCCCGCATGCTGTGGGCCGCCCCCATGTTTGAAACCGGCCGCGCCGTACTCGCCGGCCACTTCGCCAAGCTGGAGTTTCAAGCGGCGACGTGGCAGCCCGGGCAGGACTCACCGGACCGTGTGGACGCCATGACGCACGCCTGCTCCCTGGCCACCGTGCCGCAATCGAGAGTGAGGTGGATGGGCTGATGACCTCCCCGAACCGTGCCTTGCTCGCCTCCCTGGCCGCCCGCATCACGGTGCCCGCCCTGCGCCTCGCCGGTGACATCGCCGGCCTGGCCGCCCTGGTGGCGGGGGCGTGGCTGTGGCACGCCGGACTCGCTGCGTTGGGTGTGGCGCTGCTCGTCCTCGCCGCACGCGGCGACCGCTAGCGACTACCGCCCCGAAAGGGTGTCGCGGATCTCGCCGCGGTACTCCCACACGGCCAGCAAGAGCCCGCCGGCGCCGGCCGCGAGATAGATCCAGTCGAGCCAGCCCCACCCCGTGATCATTCGGCGCAGCCTAGCCCTGACTTCGCCGGACGGGGGTGCCTGTGGCCTCCCTGCTCGGTGCCGCGTTCCGCCCCCGCAACGACGCTCCGGTGCCCTATGTCGGCAGGCGGGCTAGCACGTTCGGCGGCAACGCTGGCGCATCCGGCGGTGGCCCGCTCGCCCGCATGGGCCAGGTCGGGACGCTGTTCGCCATCGTCAACCGGACGAGCACCGCGACCGCGAGCCCCGACTGGGCGCTGTACCGCAAGCCGAAGGACGGCAAGCCCGACCCGCAGGCAGACCGCGAGGTCGTCTCAGTCCACGCAGCCGCGAGCCTCTGGGCGGCGCCCAACCCGTTTCTGACCCGCGCCGACGTGGTCGAGACCGTGCAGCAGCACATCGACCTTGCCGGCGAAGGATTCCTCATCGTCGTCCGCCGCGGGCAGATCCCGATCGAGCTGTGGCCGGTCCGCCCCGACCGCATGGAGCCGCGCACCGACCCGCTCAAGTACCTGTTGGGCTGGACATACCGGTCCCCGGACGGGGAGAAGATCCCACTCGGGCACGACGAGGTCATCCAGCTCAAGATGCCCAACCCCACCGACCCGTTCCGCGGCATGGGTCCGGTGTCGGCGCTGCTCGCCGACCTCGACGGGGCCACCGCCGCCACCCGCTGGAACGCGAACTTCTTCGAGAACAGCGCGCAGCCCGGCGGGATCATCGAGGTCCCCGAAGGACTCAGCGACGACGAGTTCCACGAGATGACCTCGCGCTGGAATGAGCAGCACCGCGGCGTCCAGAACGCCCACCGCGTGGCGATCATCGAGCACGGCGTCTGGAAAGACCGCAGCTTCAGCCCGCGGGACCTGGACTTCTCCGCGCTCCGCAACCTGTCGAGGGACGCCATCCTCGAAGGCTTCGGCATCTCCCGCGCCACGCTCGGCATGACCGACGGCGTCAACTACGCCGCCGCCCGCGCGGCCCGCGCCCAGTTCGCCGAACTCCTCACCGTGCCCCGGTTGGAGCGATGGAAGCAGGCGCTCAACCACCGACTGCTACCCATGTTCGGGGCCACGTCCAAGGGCGTCGAGTTCGACTACGAGTCGCCGGCCGAGCAGGACCCCGACGTCGAGAACGCAGAGCGCACCTCCCGTGTCGGCGCCGTCGTCGCACTGCTCTCCGTGCCCACGGTGAAGTTCGACCCGGCCGCCACGCTGGAGGCGTTCGGCCTGCCGGACCTGCCGTACGAGGAGGTAGAGCCTCCTGCCC